ATTTAATATCTTACTTCCAATCCCATCTGTATTAGTAACTCCACTAGCTTCTGAGCCTAAAGAAGCTATGATTATTTCAGATGCAGATTCATTAATCAGTACATTTGCTCCAGCTTTTATAGATTTGAATCTCAGAGTTGAAGCTACATTGTTTACATATATTCTTCCTGCTCCTGTTCCTATGTTTTGGCCTGTAGCTAAAGAACCTCCTCCAGTACTGTTAATGGTTATTTGATTAGGATTTGATGTATCAAATGATATATTATTACCAGCAACTAATGTTTTAAACTCAAAGTTGCTGCCAGTTTTTTGTTTAAATACTGTCACTCCTGAACCTAGATTAGAAGCTGTATTTACTTCTCCAGGATTAATAAGATCTATTAAAACAGTGTCAGTGTTTGAGGTTATATTAACATTTGGACCACCTTCTAGGCTCTTAAAATTATATGAGGTTGTAAAGTTTTTATATAAGCCAGCTCCTGTTCCAACGTTAGCAACTACAAGTGGATTAGGAATTGTACTGTTTAATGTAATATTAAAATAATTAGGATTAGTAGAAGTAGTAAATGTTATATTACTTCCAGCTATAAGATTTAAAGCTGGATAAGTTCCACTCAAAACATTATTTAGATATAACTTTGTTTTAGGTTCAACATAACTAAGTATTGTAGTTAAAGTTGTATTTTGTGTTTGATTTAATAGAGTATTTTCAAATGGAAATAAACTATTTAAAGGTAGTGAGCTTGCTGTAGCTAACTCTGGTATTGTTATTTGTGCCATTTATTTATAATATAAAGTAGTCATTGATTGATGTTTCTTGTGTAACTGGGAAGGTGTTTTCTTGCAGTAAGATTGATTCTTCTGGAGGTGCCAAATCACATTGACCATCACTTAAGAGTATTAATTGTCCATTTATATCTACTTGACATCTATAGTCTTCTAATTTTGATATGTCAAAACAAAGATTAAAGTTAGATACTATTGGCATTTCTAAACTGCTAACTAAATTGGTTTCTATTCCTAAAGACTTTACTTGATTATTTATATAACTTAGTATCTCAGTATCATAAAAACCTTTAACCTCTAAATCTATAGAATTACTATATCTTCCAGGCCATAAACTATTAGTAACTCTTTTGCCAAATGTTATTGTTTTCTCTAATAGTTCTTTTGTATTAGCAATTAAACTGTCTTTGTAAATGTTAGTTAGAGCCTGCTTTTCAATATAAGTGTCTTGAATATATTTACTATGAAGATATAAATCTATTATTGGTTTTATAACACTTCTTATAATTAAATCTTGAGTGGGAGTTGTATCACTTAACCAACCAAAGTCTATAGGTATATAACTCTTAAACTTAGTAAAAACTTCTTGTTTAAATAAAGATAAACTATTTAAAATATCTGTGTTTAATTGCTTTGTAGTTTCAAGATTTAACACATCAATAATTAACTTATTGTTTATAGATAAGCTGTGTTTTAAATTGCAGTTTATAAGTTTTAAAACTAAAAGATTGATTGAATTATATGTAATTAAAGTTGGCTGGTTTGTTAGATACAATACTTCAGTTGTATCTGTTATATATGTTATATCTTCTAATACATACTCTTTTATATTTATTGGTTTGTTATTAATATAACTACTTAATAAATCTCCAAATACTTTTGATGTTGTAGTTATTGTAGGATTATCTAAAGACTCAATATAAACATCATCTTTTATTTTATATAACTTATCTATATTTTCTATTAACGTTGTAGCTATTGATAAATGATATACATCTTTTGTTATTTTATAAGTCTCTACTAAAGCTATAAGTTTTAATACATCTTCTTTTAACGTGCTAGTTTTTAAGTTAATACATAATTCTATATATTCTAGTAACTTCGGTCTTAAAGAATCTTTATTTATTTTAGCTAGGCATAATAACATTAGTATAGTAGTAATGTTATTACTAGACAGCTCCTTATATGTTGTTGTTGAATATACAGCAGGATTTATTATTATTTCTTCTAGTTCATCTAATTCATGAGTAACTAAACTGTTGAATTCATATGGGGTTGTTACATTCTTTATATAGGAATAAGGATTAGAATTGCTAGTAGAAATACTATTAATAGTATTTACTATTACATTTATTAATAACTCTTGTTCTTGTTTATATAATACTAATTCATTTTTATTCTTAATTTCTAAGCTAGTATATAATAAATAAACTATAGATAATAATACTTCTTCAGTATTATTATTTAAGGATTGCCAAGGTAAATTTGTATTCCAATCTGATCTAAAAAACAAGGGATTACTTACAAATTTATAAGTGGTTATTACTTGTTCAATGTCAAACTTTGTTATGGTAATACAAGGATTAAATCCTTCAGGAACTCCTTGATTCCAGATTATAATAGAATCAAGTAAACCTTTATTTTTAATTATTATAATCTCCTCTCCTGTTTCTTCATGAATTAAACTTACATTATAAATATAAGAGTATCCATATCTATCTGAATTGGCTTTTACAAAATAATAAGTATCTTCCTCTATTAATACACTCTTATTTGTTACTATTGCTTTTGTCCATATTCCATATTCCTCTACACAGCTTTCACCAATACAACCTTCTTCTATATAATTAGGTTGCTGAATGAGATCTAAGTTGTTTAATGTAATTAATAATTGATGAGGGCTTTTAGAGAATGTTGGATATATTAAATTCTGCTTCTTTTGTAGTATTTCTATGGATTGTTGTTCGCTTTCTATTATTTCAGAACATATAGGATTGCAGTCCACATCAATACATTCAGCACCTAAACCATTTCCATTTATTATTAGCTCAGCAGTAGCTTGAGAGGAAATAACATTATTTGCAGACCACCAAATGTTATTTCCTCCTTGATCTAGATAACTAAGAACATAGTTAAAATAGTTATTACTTTGATTTAACATTTATTGTTACCTCATTTGGCTTTAATAAATATTCATTTATAAGAGGTGAAATATTAGTTGTAGGCTTTGTTATCTTGTTTCTATAACCTGTATAAGAAGATATAAAACTAGATAGTTCATTAATAATTAAAGTTTCACCAATAGATAAATTACTAAAGTAAATGTTTACTGCTTGTTTAATATTATTAGAAATAGTAGTTATACTATCAGATATAAATGAATCAATTATTACATCAATTGATAAATCTATAGACTGATACTGAATAGGTTTAATTAATAAGAGTACTCCTAGTGGTTTGATCTCTTCTAGTTTATTTGACAGCAAATCAATAGTTAACTGATCAGAAGTATTTATATATACTGATGTATATCCAGCAGCAGGCCTTCCTTCAACAAAGTAAACATCACTTACATAATTTTGAATGATTGCTTTTATAGTAGGTAAAGTAACTACTCCTTTATTATTAATATATGTACTAAGTCTACTTCTTAGATTTTCATCACTCTCACTAGAAGATCCACCAGAAAGATATCCAACAATTTGATTATCTGTGTTTCTAAACTCTCCAACAACTATTGTTAGTTGAGGAAAATTAGGACTAGTTAAAGATACTTGTGAGAATAAATTTGCATCAAATGATTTAGTAATTGATACAATAGGAACTGTTATCTCTTTATTAAGTGGAATATTTACAGCCTTGGTAGTCTGAAAAGTTAAGAAGCCATTATTAGTTTGTAATAAAGTTCCAATGGGAATACTTAGTTGTGTTGATGATTTAATAATAACTGAACCAAAAGCACTTGTTCCTGCTCTTCTAACTAATCCATAGTTATTTGCATATAAGTCCAATTGAGTTCCAGACACTGTTGATACTAGTTTTGTATCTATAATTTGTTGGATGACTTGTTCTTGATTAAAGCAAGTTAAAGCCATGCCTCTCATAAGAACATATAAGTTACCTGTGTTGTTTGCTGCAGTTTCTAATGGTGTGTCTCTAAACTGAATTTTTATATCTTCTAATATTTGTTCTACTGTTCTAGACATTTATATTTATCCTTTGTTGAGTATTATCTGTATAGGTAATTAAATAGTTTATTGTTGATAAAGAGTCTAAAGATGCTTCTAAATTGCTAATTGGTATATTTACAAAGCTTGTTGCATCTTTTACATCAGAGCTAATATTAGCTAATAAACTATTGTTTATATTTTCTCTAATCTTATAGTATACTGCATTTCCATATGTCTCATTTATATATGTACTGGGGCTATATTCAACTGCTATATAACCTTTAGGAGTTATAACACCCTTCTCAAATAAACTGCCAGGCGTTAGTTCTAATATTAAATCTCCATTAATATCTAGCTCTATATCACTAGAACCTTTTATGTCATACATTTGCTGCCTCTATATTAATTTATATGCTGACTGAGGAAAGTTGATATGTACTTGTTTCTCTCCTTTTGTTAGACCTATAGTTATTGTCTGATTATCAACAACATATAAGCCATTTTTGTAGGATATATCTACTGTGTAGTAACCTTTTACTATCTTATAATTAATAGGTATTATCCTTGGTTCTGTAGAAGTAATAATTGATTCTTCATCATAAATTAGTAATGGGTTATTACATTTAACCCACTCTAATAAAGGATTTATATCAGAGTAAGTGATCTTTATTTGCATGTTATCAGCTTGTTTTATTGCTGTTAAATATATGGCAAATCCTTCAGTTATATATTTTGTAGCTGGTATAAACATTGTTGTTTTTCTTATAATAAAATGTATGAATCTAATACATAAGGAATAAGTCTATTTCCTATATCATTAGTTGTATATTGATAAAGAGAACCGCTTATTGTATCTTCTAAGACTAAGTCAATACTTGGATCATTAATTACTGCTGTATAAACATCATTAAGTTTGTTGGATATTCTGTACTCTAATACATTTGATGTAAATTGAGAACTTAATTTATATGGCGCTAATACCTTATTTGTTATTCTGTCAGTATAATATTCTGAATATATGTTTACATAATTACCTATATTTGGGAGAGGATTATTATTAAACTTAATTAGATTTTTATTAGATAGTTTAAATTTAATATATGTAATACCAATTTCTGTAATATCTATTGTCGCTTCTTCAGCAGTTAAAGAAAACACTTGACCACAATTAGAAGGTGTTATATTTAATACTTCTTTTCTCTTAACTGGATCAACTGTTTGTATTATTCTAGGTAAGTAGTCAATTATATCTTGTAGATCTGAATTAGATATGTTTTGTAAAAAGGGATCCTGTTGTTTTAGAGAATCAATACAACCTAATAACTTTGCTAATTCATCTAATAAAGGAATTCCAATACCTGTTAAAGATGTAAAAATAGATCCAACAACTGAGTAGATATCTTGATCAGTTATGTTTTTCTTACTTATTAAGCCTAATACTTTAGATGCAATTGCTGTCCCTTGTGAACTCAGTACATTACTTATTCCAGGAATGCTTAATAAAGAAGAATAGTTTCCTTGTTGTACCTCATTATAGATGCTCATTGCTTGTTGTGCATAACTAATATAACCACTTACATCTCCTCCAACTAAGGCTGCTAATCTAGTTGCATACTGCTCAGGAGTTGTTATTCTACCTGCTACTATGTCTTGAGTTAAAGATAAAGCAGATTGTATACTAGAGTCTGGTATAGCTTGTTTAATAATATCAACATACTGGTTGTTTAATAATTCTGATATACCTGATATTTGTTCATTGTCTATTAATTCATCGCCAAAACTAATATCACTATCTGTAATACTTTCTGGTTTAAACCAGTCTTCAGTTGTTTCACTAATTACTTCAGGTGATTGATTAGCTAAGTTTAAAGCTGTAAGAACATCAAGTATTCCCTGTCCTGGTGTTGGTGGAGTTTTTCCTATGCCAATTGCTGAAGATAAAGAACTTGATATATCATCTTGTATATTAGGTGGTTGTTGACCGCCAACTCCTTTAGGTCTTAAGGTGTTTAGAAAAGTATTGATCTGTTCAATATAACTTTTATTTTTTAATATATCTAATACTGTTTTTGAGTAGTTAGCTGAGTTATTAGTTATCTCTTGTTGTAAGTTTTTGCCAAATACATCTACTATAGAAGAAGCTTTTACAAAGTCAGTATAATTATCTTTTATAAAACCTCTTTGACTTGTATTAAAGAAGTTAATGACTTCTGATTGTTGTAAAGCAGTTATACTTTTTACTGATTCTGTTAAAGACTGTGCAGGAGTTATTTGACTTACATCAGAGGTAGTAACAGTTGTTGTAGTTTTATCAATAGGTCCTTCAGGAGGATCAAATACCTTATGCAATAATCCTAATCTAGCTCCATTAGTTACAGCCTTTCTATTTGTAAAGACTGTTTCTTTGGTATCTTTATCTGTCTTTGTAGTAGGTGTTGTTGTAACATCCCTATCTTTATGAGTGGACTTTACTCCTTTTACAGCTTTGGGTTCTTGGGCTTCTGTACTGGAATCTTCTAATGCAACAGGATTATCAATTGATCCTTTGTCTTGTATAACAAGAGGATCTTCTAAAGATATTAAGATGTCTTCTTCTGGGCCATCTGATTGTTCCTCAGAAGGTCCATCAGGATTGGTTTCACTGTCTCCACCACCTTCTTCTAATCCTCCTGTGCCTAGATCTATAACATTTGCAAAGGGTAAACATTTAGCTAAAAAGTCTGCTAAACTTCCAAATGGAAACTCTGGAAGTTCTGGTATATCAATAGTTATAGCAGGTAATTGTTCAGCTAAAAATGGAATTAAAGGGGCTATTCCTGTGCCAGCTAATATACCAAAAGGGTTGATGCTTATACCTACATTTCTATTGCCAGTGTAGGTAGTTCCATCACTAGATAGAGTGCTTTGAGTTTTACTTTGTATTGTAGTTGTTGTTGAATTTAATGCTGTATCTACAGAGGTGACACCAAATTTAGCTACAGTTGCACCATATGTGTCAGCTTGATTAGCAATAGTTCCAGGAGTACTAGTTGTTATATTTCCTGTAGATAATATCTTAATACTACCTCCAGTATTTAAGTCTGATATAGGATTACTTATGTCATCAGTGCTAGCTCCAGAAGCTACATCTTCCTTATTTGTTTGTCCAGCACCAATTATTAAATCACTTTGAGTTATTAAACTTGTGCTTCCTTTACTGCCAAACAAGCTACTTTCAGATGTAAGTGTTGTGTGAGTATTGCTATATTGATTCTGTTCACTTGCAACTACTTGATGATCCTCTGTTGCTGTAGCTTTATTAGACTTAGAAGCAATTGAAGTTGTGTTAGTAACTGCACTATGTTTATTACTTAAAGACTTTAATTCTTGATCACTAACTAATATTCTTTCCTTAGTCTTAGTAAAATCTGTATCACTAAAATTTATAGAGGTTGCTGCATTTGTTACACTTACATTAGTAGTAGTACTAATAGAAGGACTTTTAGTTGATATACCCATATCTGCTGTTGTATTAATAGCGCCTGTAACAGTATTAACAGCAGTAGTACTTATAAAATTAATTGCTCCACTATAATTAGTTATCTCTGTCATTGCAGCAGCACTAGCAGCAAAGTCTTTTACACCTTCTGTTACTTTCTTAGAAGAGTCTTTGAAAGCAGCAGAATCAGGCGCTGCCTTTTTAGTAGCATCAACAACTTTCTTATCCGCTTTAACTTTAGTAGATGTTTCTTTTACATCTTTTACTATTTCAGATGCATTGTTTTCTATTGTTGATAGCCACTCCTTAGAAGAATGAAGTAAGAAGTTATCATATGTAACATTACTCTTTTCTTGGGTTGTAGCAGATGTGTTATCAGATGCTTTAGTTACTTCATTATAAACCGTTCCATCAAAGGTTATTTCACTTAAATCATTAAAGTTTATTGTCATATTGTTCTATCTCATTTGTTGTAATCATTGCTAACTTTTCTCCAATACTTGAAGTTAGAGGACTAAATAATAGTAATGATGTAGCTTTATCAATTAAGTCTTCTATTCTTGTTGCATTGTTTACATAATCTATATTACATAAATAATGCGCTCTTCTTATAAGAGTTGAAGCTAGTAAAACAATAAGAGTATGTATTCCTCCTGGTCCTAATAATGCTTCATTGTAGTCATATAAAAGTTTAATTGGATCAATATAAGTCTCTTCTAGTGGTATAACTCCTATCAATTCAGGTATCTTATCTTCTTGAACTGCCTTATATATTTCCTGTAAGAAGTACATATAATTAGTAGATAAGATTTGGAATATTAGTTCAATATGCTGATCTTTTTTAAATTGACTTAATAAGTAATTAGATCCATATTCTTTTAAATTATACTCATTAAGTATTTTTAAATGTCTAATAACCACAGGCATTTCTGGTATCTTTCTTATAAGTTCTAATATGTAATTATATATAAATTCATCATAAAACTTATCCTCATTTACAATAGCTTCTAATAAGTCTTTATAGTTAGGATATAGTTTTAATAGACATAAATTAGCATAATAACTTTGCTCAGAAGGACTTAAATAAGAAGCGTTTTTAGCTGTTATAAATCCCAAATAATAACCTAGTGAGCCATAACTTGTAATCCATCCCTTCTCATTATTAAACATTCTAATTGAGTGTTCTTTTATAGATAAGACTTCCTTTGTGCCAATTGATTGTTCTCTAATATCATATATAGAAGGCTCAATTGTATTAATTATATTAAGAGTTAATAATACTTCTTCTAGCTTATAAATAAGTTTATATATTCCAATAGTAGTTGTACTAGAATTAAATATATTAGTTAGTTTATAAATATTGTTAGCAGCTTCATTCATTGATATTGCTAAGTCAACTATAGTTGACTTTTGATCACCATTTAAATTAGTTGTGCTAATTGGTAAAACATTTATTGATTTATACATTGTTATTTAAGTTTATATGTCTTTTGATAAAGACCCAATAAAGGATCAGCTATATTAGTGTTTAGATATATATCTATCTGTTTTAAAGCCTCATATTTATTAAAAACTACTAAACTCATATCATATTGTTTAGGTTTAATGTCTAACAGTAAAGTTGCATCTATTTCCCATCTATTTAAATTAGCAACTAGAAATATTACATCATATACAGAATAATTGTTTTGATATACTACATCATTAAATAAATAATCATCTTCATCAGCCTTCATTTGTAATATATAACTAAGTACTTCTTTATACTTAGTTAATGGTGTAGTAATAAGTAAGTTAACTATAGAAGCTTTATAATCAAAGTAAACAATATTATCTACAAAGTATGTTGGAGTTAATAAAAAGTCTATTAATTGTTTCTTTTTAGGATTTAAATTAGCTGCCCCAATTATCTTGGAAGAGTAAAAATCCCATTCAGAACAACAATTATTGAATGTGTTTGTGTCTATATAATTCATATGTTTAGGCTAAAAGGTCATACATGATTGTGGATCTATAGGATTCCCTCCTATTCTTATTTCAAAGTGAAGGTGAGGTCCTGTAGATCTTCCTGTAGTTCCACAATCTCCAATTTGCTGTCCTACTGTTACAGTTTGTCCTACACTGCATTTAATTTTATCTAAGTGTGCATATCTAGTTTCTATATTTTCTGGACTTATTATAATTACTAAATTACCATAACCTCCATCATTCCAACTAGCATAATCTACTTTACCATTGCTAGCTGCATATACTGGTGTTCCAATAGGTGCAGCTAAATCAGTTCCTGCATGTAATCTTCCCCATCTCTGTCCAAACCCAGAGCTAATTGTATATTCTTTCATAGGATTTCTAAGGCTAGAACATTGAGCTGTACCTTGAGCATTAACAGAAAAACCAACACTGTTATTAGTTGCATTAGACGCTCTAACAGTTCCACCATTAGTATTAGGTCCTGTTATTGGTTGAACTGGCCCAGTTATTTTACAGCCGGGATTACTTATTTGAAAGTTTGCTCTATATAAGTCTTCTTCTTTTATTGGTGGACAATTAATATCAGAGAAGTTGGCAGATGAATATGGTGATAAACCTGTTAAGGCAAAGGCAGCTCCAGTATTTGCTATTGGTGAATTATCATTAACAATAGGTCCTTTTGGTAGTGTTGTACCTTTTAAACTATTAACTAAATTGCAGAAGCCTTGTGCATCATATTTACTTCCTTGTCCTCCATATCTAAAGTTAGAAGATGAGTCTGGTAATGATGCCCATTCATAAGAGTTATTATCTAATGTTGCTATACAATTACCAGCTATAACATCATTTAATGTGCCTCTATAATCAAGTAAGTATATTGCAGCTATATCTTGATCTCTAGGTTCTCTAATATCTAAAGGTCCTATTGCTGGTAGTATAGTACCATTCCAAGTATTTGGCATAAATTGATATCTACCAAAAGCAGCAGTAACCCCTCCACTAAATACTGTATCTGGATGAGCACTACTTGAAGGTATATGAACAACACCTCCTTGAGCAGTGTAATATGTAGGAGCTTCAACAGAACTAATAGCATTTAAATAGGCTACTACATTTGCATTACTTAAAAGCTGTCTATAATATTCCTTGTCTTTTGCCATTATTCTAGTCCTGTATATATTGTCTTGTTAGGTATAAACTTATTAAAAGCTTTTATTAGTTTATCTCTATCTATTAGTTCTAAGTCTGTTGATGGTGATATATCTGAATGAGTATATGTATCATTTAACTTAACATCTAAGTTAGATAATAAATAACCAATAGACATATATTGTTGATCTGTTAAACTTCCATCAGTAGATTCTAAACATATCTGATAAGCATATTTATCAACGGAATCAATACCCTCTATTTGACAGTTGGCACATGCTAATGCTTGTCTACTAGAAGGCACTAAATATGTAATATCTCCTAACTTATTTATAAAAGCATGATAACTATAAGATGCCGTTGAAATTGCTTCTAAGAAAGAAGCTGCTTCTGTTGTTGTTTGATGTAGTACTACTACTAACATTATCCTTGTCCTTTAAATACTTTATATTTAGGGTCTGCTAATATCTTATCAATTAAGTTTTGATTAATAGTTCTTTCACCACTTAATCCCTCTTTTAGTTTATAAAACAAATACATAGACTGTATTGCTTCAGGTATTTGAGTGTCTTTTAATTGATTATTCCATTGACTATAATTAATAAATTTTATAACTTCTTCATTGGATAGGGTTGTTCTTGCTTCTGAGGTATTTGTAGCTAATGTGGTTTCTTTAGGTTTGTAATCAGTAGGTACTTTTACTCCACTTACAATATTATTAGCAGCAGTTAAAGCTGTTACTGCTTGTTTAGTTGAGGTTGCTTTAGCATTACATTTTTTAGCACTTTCTAAGGACAGTTCATGTATCTTTTGATGTTGTTCTGCTCTATACTTAGCTGTTATAAGACTGTTACTATTTCTAGGACTATCTCCAATTTCTTTTAGTTTATTAGCGGCATCTAATGCAACCTTAGCTATCTTTGATGCTTTAGCACATTCATCTTCTTTGTCTGCAACTACAACATGATAGTAACTACCATTAATATATTTATATTCTAACCCTCTAAAATAAGTTCCTTTATCTCCTAAGCCTGAGTCTAATTCAATTGAATTAGGTAGTGATTGCTCTTGGACAAGTTTAGTTCTATCTTGTGATGAATTAATAATATCTGTATTTTTATATGTATCTTTATCCATCTGAGTCGCTCCAATTGCAATTTTATATGCAGATGGATTCTGTGCTCTGTCTGGATTTATAATTGGTTGTGGTGCATAAGAATCATCAGACTGTAGCTTTCTAAGTGCTGTTCTCTTTGTATCTTTACCCATTAGTTCTTCCATGTTTCCTGGAAGAGAGATGGCACCTAATATAATTACATTGTCAAAGCCATTATATAAACAACTTACAACTACGGCATCTCCAACTTTATATGTTGCATATTCTCCAACACCATTACCAGAAAAACTTGTTGTTATTGGTATACAACCTTTAGCAACAAAGTTATTCATATTATGAATTAATACATCATATCTTTGTATTAATCCACTTTGATATTCTCCATCTTGGGAGAGATTAACTATCTCTCCCATGGCTATCCAGTTGCTCTGTACAGCCTCATATCCTTTGATATTGGTAAAGTATCCACCAGGATTAAATAGGGGGTTATCAAGCATTTAAAGTATGTCTCCTATTGCTATTATTTTTGTTGTATATCCTGCATCATTTCCACCAGCTTTAAGAGAGTGGGTTATTGCTCTTATTTTATACATTGGTAAAACATCATTTACTTGGCTAGTTTCTTCTCCAGAAGTTTGTCTTATGTTTGATAAGGCTTGATCTAAAGTAACTATCTTTTCTTGTTGTCCAACTTGTTTTATTTGTTGAGACTTAATCTTTTGAACTTCATCATATAATGTCTTTAAGAATAAAGATTGAGCACCATCATTCTTAAAGGTTAAAATACCATTACTATGAAGTACTGTATTATAAACTCTAATAGCTTCACCAGGATAAAATGATGAGTCTCCAATTACCTTCATTATCACTGTTACATTGTCTCTAGCCATAGTAGAAGCTGTTGTTAAAGCTAGGGCTTGAGCGGCTGCTGCAGTACTTGTACCAACTAACTCTTTGCTAGCATTTTTGATTTTAGGATCAACTATTATATGTTGTTTGATTGGTATCTTTTTATTCTTTGTATTAGCAGAAGCAACATCTACAACACTTACAATATCCTTTAATGAAGAGTTAGTAGGATTATTAAAGTCAGCACTAGACACAGTGAATCTGTTATATACTCCAATAGTACTTGTTGTAACTCTTATATCTTTTATAAGACTTCTTGACTCTGGTACTTTGTCAAAACAATCAAAGAAGAAGTACAGTCTATTACCTCTTTCTTCATCTGTTAATCCGGCTGTATCTAATATTCTTGGCGCAAACATAAAGTGTCCATTAACATGAGAACAAAAGAAATCAATTGGCATTACTTCTGTATTAGCTAAATAACTTAATATCTCAAAGGGGGACTTATTAATTATCTGCATTGTTGTAGGGCCACTTCCAGCTACTAAGGGTGGTTGTAAAGTCCATATATGAAATAAAGGATCATAGGGATTAGCTTCATTCTGTAGAAAAGAATTGGCTATAACCCATCTTGCTGGATCTTCTATTGCAGCCGCAAACTTTATTCTTTCTTCTGCTAATGCATTTGTATTTTCTTGTATTGATTTAACTTGATCTGATACTCTGCCTTTCTTAGGATCTTTTGAATCCTTATAAGCATTATCCCATAAGGTAATAATAGAACCAGGATTAAAGTTTTCCCTCCACTGAGATGATGTTGCACTGGTATAACTATTATCTAAATAAATACCTCCATTAGATGCTCTATATACTCCTTCAATTGTTTTATGTCTAAGTCCTTCAAAAACTCCTTTTTCATCACTTCCAGTATTTAAAAAAGGAATAGTTATAATTTTTGTATCAGCAAGTATTCTACTTCTGTCTCTTAGATTGTATATAATTTGTACTCCTGCAGAGATGTTGCCAATAAAGTCTACAGAGTCAATAAACCCCCAGAATATAGGTGCTAAAGGTTTTTTAGAATCATATTCTCCAATAGCAACTTTATTAAATAGTTGATACTTACTTATTAACAATTCAAGTTGACCTTTAGCATTATTAATAAATGCTTTAAAGGAGTTGTCATCTGTTATTACTAGGTTTGTCTTTCTTTCTAATAGCTTAAATTCAACTGCAAATGGGACTAACTTAGCTCTTCCAACTTCAGGAGCAACAACAAACTCTCCATTTATATTAGTTAATACTTGTTTTATCTTATCTAAGTCTTTACTGTTTTGTGCTCTAAAAGGAGTATCTACACTTATATCTGCAATCTTATCTAGATCTTTTAATATAGTTTCATAATTAGTTACTGTTTTAACTTGATCTTCTGTTAATTCTTGTTTATTATCTGTTTTAAAATAGTTAAATTTAAAGGGATATTGTCCTAAATCATCCATGCTTACACAAGTATTAGATTTATAACCAGCATATATTCTAACTTCATCATCTACTCCTAAAAATCTACCTCTAGGTAATAAACTATATTCCACTTGTTTACCTGTACTGTCTCCTTTCTTTGGACTTAGTTGATAGTTAAAACCTTGTTCAATCTCTTTTAAAGAAGGTATACTTCCATCATTATTTAACTTACAAGTAATAATTAGTTTAGCTTTACATATAGGCCAATCTCTAGTTACTTCTACTTCTGCATCTCTTAAGAACCAGCTAGATTGTATTGATAAATCACTAGAAGATGTTGGCTGAATTTCTACATTAGAGTATACTAAATACTCTGTATCTAAAACTTTTGATTTATTATTATTACTTGTTAAATTTAAACCAGTTAATTTAAGCTCAAGATCTGATTTCTCTTTTCTAGCTTTTTCCTTTCCTGCGAAGGCAGAATCACTAAAAGCAATATCACTAATATACTCATCTAACTTTTTTATTTCTTCTTTTAATTTTGCAATTTCTACTGTATTATCAATTCCTGTTGGTTTTGTAGAGTCTTTAGGTTCTGGCACAATTCCTTTTCTATTACTTACAAATGTAACTGCAAATACTGGAGTTGGTTCTTCTGGTGTGTAATGTTTAGCCATGTATTATCCCTTTATATAATGTTTATGTACATATTAAAAAAGCTGTGTATATTACTATAGTACAGCTTTTTTAGTTATATATTTGTATGCTTAATTATAAATTATAGTGTTTATATTATAAATATATCCCAAAACCATCTTTAGGATCTAAGGTACGTTTGAATTTTGTTATATTATATACTTAATAAAAAAAGCTGTGTCTTTATATTAACACAGCTTTTTATTATACTATTTATATTCTTTTAAATTAGAATATTTGAGCTTTAAGAGGACCGCTTGGAATGGCCGATGGATTAGCAGTACTAAGAGTATTACTACCATTAAATGAAGGCCCAACAGCAGCATTATCTCTAAAGTTTTGAAGTGTCTCAGGAATGAATCTAATTCCCTCAGCAACACCCTCCCAACGTTGTGCTATAACTCTTCTACCAGGCATGATACCAACTGATAGAGAGTCTATTTTGCATCTTTGTAGTTCATATCTACCTTGTGCAACTGGCACTGGTTTGTCATAAGAAGCTTGTGAACCGTTAACTCCTTTTAACTTATTAGATACATAAGACTGGTTGTTACCACCAACAATTTGATTGAAGGAAGTACCACCTAATCTATAGATATCATAGTTGGAGTTACCAGGAGTTTTACCAGCTTGGCTTGTTCCACTGTTGGCAATACCAGCATAGTTTTTATTTAATTCATATGCTGATACGTCCCAAGTAAGTTGAAATCTAGGACCTCTAGTTACAAGTTGTTCTCTACTCATGTTTTGAACGCCAAAGGTTCTTTGTAAGAAGTTCATGTCAACCAGACCTTGTTCAATAACAAATGCTATTTGAACTTCACCATTTAGATATACTGGAAACCTAGTACCCAAAGGTAAATAGGTTTCTGTACTATCTCTGATTGTTAAGGTAATAGACTGAAAGTCGCCAAACAATGCAATTTGACCTGAAGCTGCATCTTGCATCCAAGCTGCAACGTCAAAACCTTGCATAGGATCTAATCCTACATTATTAATCGGAGCTTGATAAATATCTAACATTTTTTATACTATATTTTACTATTTGTTGTTAACTTAGTGAGACATTACCAGATACATCTCTTGTTAAAGTGACTACAATTCTTTCAATAGGAGCTGTTGGTCTATAACTTAAAGAGATGTTTAATATACCACTGTAATAGGCTTCTGCTGGATTATTGCTTTCATCAATTTGAGGTTGATCATAAGAAACAATAAAGTTACTTCTGGTTTGTAAATTCATATAAGCAGAAATAGCAGCAGCTATCTTAGTTCTAATAGTTCTAGTATTAGGTTCTCCTTTATAGCTTTGAAGATTGAAGAAGATATCTTTTCTAATCTTGTCATTAACTCTTACAATTGAGATTTGGTTCTTACCAATTGTGTCTGTCATTGTCCTACCTTGTACTACAAAGTAACCAGATAAAGCAGGGTCAATTGCAATCAAGTCAACCTTAGCATCAATGAATAGTTGTTTAGCACTAATAGATCTATAACCATCAGTATCTGCTTCTATGATTCCTTGAATAGATCCTGCACTTGTTCTAGCAGCAGGGCTAATATTCTCAGGAATAGCGGCTAACTTACCAGCATAAAAAGCTGCAAGTGGTACTGTAAATCTACCAATGTTAGAACCACCACCATAGGTTGCCCAACCACCAATATAAACCCCTCTTTCAGTGTTAATACCTGCTGTTTCTGTTCTTGCAAGACCGGGAGTTAAGTTTCTAGTAGATGTAAGAATAGCTAACTTTCTACCTTCTAATTCACCACTGTTGTTAGCAACAGATAGTTGAGCTTGTCTTACTGCTGGCATAGCACCTAGTTCACTAGCAACAACAATAAAGTTTACTCTTTCTTCTGCTAAAGACTTAATAGCTGCAATATAATCTTCTTCTGTTGGTAGGGGACCATCATAACCTTTCTTTAAGAATAGACCAGATAGTTTAGCATTACCTACATATAAAGGATTTCTAATGTCAGTTACACTTGTAATGAATGGATTAGCAGGAGCTAGCCTTTGGGGTGTTCTAGTTACAATTTGAGCAGGGAATAAATTGCTACCAGTTGTAACTGGAATGTAATCAGCTCTAACATATGAGGAGCCAATTGAGTTAATAGTTCCATCACTTGCAACGTCTCTTAATAGATCTACATTGAATGACTCAACTTGTTTATCATTAGTGTTAGTATTTGCATCTTCAATAGTTACAGAGAACTTACTTGAACCAGTACTATTTACACTAATAGATAAGTTATTTCCCCATTGTCCAGGACTAAGAGCAGTAAATCTAACTAAAGGATAGCCATCAGCACTGTATAGAGTTAAGAAGGCGTTTCTTGCACTATTAGATGTTGAAGAGAAGCCAGTCTTATTTAATGGGCCGTAATTACTAAAGTTTATACCATTCAAGTTATTGAATGTTACAGTTCCACTTACAATGTTTGCAGAGACTGGATCACTTAATGTAAGAACATTACCTACTTTGTTAATAACTGTAGTTCCTTGAATGATACTTGTACCAACAACAATTGAATCAATTGCAATGTTTGTAGCATCTGCAACAGTTAAAGTTACACCGCCAGAGGTTGCTGAACCAGTTGTAACTACTTGTCCATCAGGCTCATTTAAGTCAATCCATAAGCTATAACCACTAGAAATAGTTACTCTATCTGGATCTTCTAGGTCAAAGAATTCTAGAGGTTGACCAACAATATCTTCTGATAAATAGATTCTTGCACCAGCTTCTGAAGGTAATCTATCAACAATACCAATAGGTGAAACTCCACCAGTTATGTCTTGAATGTTGTTGATAACATCTGAAGCGGTTGCACCTTCAGCAATAGGAATATAATACTCAGCAGAGTTAGCTCTTACTGTGAATGAATCTCCAGGATATAATTCAATTGGAATGCCAGTTGTACTAAATTTTAATGAGATACCTTCTGCAATTAATTTTACAATTCCAGCATCTGTAGTTAAATCTAAAGCGGTTCCTATAACTCCACCAGTTATTGTGGCTGAAAGTGTGTCTACATATGTAGGTACATCAGCACTGTCATTACCCCAGTTTACCGTAGGAATGTTGTATAAGAATGGATACTGATCAATAGGTAAAGCTACCCACTTTAGTGTTGCTTTGTTGGTAAGAGTAAATCCTCCATATCCAGCTACCGCAGTAACTAAAGGAGCAGATAATGTTACAACTCCAGTTAGAGGATTAACACCTGTTACAGTAGTTGTTGTTGGTAAAGTCAAAACACCAGAATCTGTACTAGCAATTTTAGACCCGATTACAATCTTTTCAGCGTTGGCAATTGATGTTGTAATTGTAGATGCAGATGTTGCTTGATTATAAGTAGCATTTAAGGTGATAGGACCTTGTGTTACTTTAAACAAGTATCTTTTATCTACATTGCCAGTGTAACTACCTTCAGCAGCAATAAATGTTTCAATAAAGCTTGTTGTTGTACTTACTGGTTGACCTACAAACTTTAAGTTGACAGTTAGAGTGTTAGCTTTTGTAGCAACTCCACCAACATATAAATCAACTTTAGGAGACTGTGATCTTCCAATTACTCTTTTTATACCAAATTCTCTAGCTCCTTGATCATAAGCTGCTTGGAAAGATAGGTTAGCAATACCTGTATCATATCCATATATTCTGGCAAAATCTCTAAATTCAGATAACAGAACAGTGTTTATTGGTCCTCTTGTGAATTCACCTACAATAGCGACTCTGTTAGAAGCATCAGTATTAATTGGTGCGCCTAAGCTAGGAGTCTCGTTAAAAATAACTTCAGGAACTCTCATTGATTTTATAGTTTATATTATTTATAGTTGTACTAAGTTTTGATGCTTTTGGTGGGTAGGTTGTAATTAAACAAGCTGTCATAGCTTCCTTGAAATAAGGATTCTTTTCCCACTCACCACCGATAAAAGAAGACCTTAATAATTCAATTTTAGAATTAGTCCAAGGTAATTTAATGTCATATATAATTAGTCTTAATAATTCAGTACATTGACTTAATATATGCATTGCTACATCAGTGTATAATTCTATGTTTATACTATTTTCTATAACTATTTCATCATTAGTTATGGGTAATTGTGTGGGCATATTTTGTAGTATTATAGGCGTTGACTGAGCACCAGCAGTTACACTGTTATAATAAAAACTAATATGAATCATTGACATTACTTCATCTGTTTCTTGTCCTAATGTATAAGGCTTATATACCATAGTAGCTGTTTGAGATGTTGCACTCTTAGCAGTTAAAGAGTTAACAGGGGCAGGATAAACTGCACAGGCTAATGTATCATTACTTGTCTCAATACCGCCATATAGTCTAAAACTAGATATAGGTATCTTTAATCCAGTTATAGGATTTTCTATTAGGTTTGCAAGTATTAAAGGATGACTAGCTATTTGTTGAGCTATATTAATACATATTTGATCTATTCCAAACATATTGTGATCCTATTACATCATTTAACATTCCTATCTTATCTTGTACTTTAGACATTTTACTAGCCTTATTAACTCCTAAGTTAACTGTAGATGCTCCTACACTAGGAGGAAGTAGCTCTGATAATAAGGAGGTAGATCCTAATATTCTTAATATTGTTGTAATTGCAACAGATCTAGGAGCTGCACTGAAAGAGGTTAAAGCAGGTGCGACCAAGTGATAATAGGAAGCTACTGTTATACCTTCAACTCCTTCAAACTTAACATCTACTACTATCTTTACTTCTGGATTAGTTATTTTATATGCATTAATATATACTGCATCTTTGTATATCTGTGCTCCAACAACTTTAGTATCTTCTGCTATTCTATAGTCTAAGATTCCTTGAACTAGTTTAAATGCTACATCTTCTGGCTGATCACCTAAGGCTATTGCTACTGTCTTCCAAGGCGCACCTTCTGGCATTGTAGATATCCTAAATGATAAATTACCAGCTACTGTACAGAAGGGATTTAAAGGATCAGAATAGCTAAAGTAGAATGTATCTATTTCAACTTTGTGATCAATTGTAGTCTTTCCAGTTGTTACTGCAGATGCAGATGATGTAGTTCCTTTATTTACATCTACAATTGCTGATAAAGGTCCTTCTTGTTGTAATGATTGATAGTTAAAAAAGCTAGAGCTTTGTTTACCAACTAATAGACCTTCTATATAATTCTTTATGTATGTTGACTTTCTAATTATAAGTTCATTAGATGTATAGTTAACTGCTGATAAATCTAATAACTCCCAGTGAGTTGGATTAGTTATACTTGCTAGAGGAGGTACTGTAAGTGCTTTATATCCTTGATCATTATATACAACTATATCTCCAATTGCATATACAACATTAACCTTATAAGCACCTCTATATGATGTATATGGAGATACTAAAGCTGCCTTGTGTATAGTTAAAGGTCTAATTGTTATTGCTTCTCTAGATACTATTGTTGATAATCTTCTGGCAGCAAACTCTAAGTAAACACTAAATGTTCTTAGACTGAATGTAGCTATTTTATTTAAGAATGTAGTGGTGTCTTTATAAAAGTTTGACTTCTTAAGTGATACAGAAGAGTCAACGTTTCTTGTTCTTGTAGGTTCAGCTATTAAATTTGAAAAAGGGTATACAGCAGTGCCACTTGTATAAACATTAGTACATAGAGTATTAATATCAGAGGATAGTTGATATATAAAACTTTCTATATCTTGATTGTTATTAACTACAGTAACTCCTTCATTTAATAGTGGTGGTGTTCCTGGTTCAGACTTCAATACATTAAAGTATATAAAAGCTATCTCATTAGGCTTAACTGTAAGTATTTCAACAGTTTTTACACCACTAAGTTTAATAGGTTCTACTTCTAAACCAACATCAAATTGTGTTTCTAATATAGTGTCTCTATTTATATCTGGAGCAAAGAAGAAGAAATCACTATTAGTATTAATAGAGATATCAGAAGATAAAGAAGATACTGCTGTTGTATATAGAAATACAATCCTATCAAGGTTAGAATACGCTCTAGTTTCTAATGCATTACCTCTCTCTATAAGCTTTAATGAGCCATCAATAGGTAAAGATCTAATTATGTTAGCAGCAGTTAATTCAGCAGCCACATTTAATAAACCAGAGCTATATTCTGAGTCTAGTATTAAATTTAATACTGCTTCATATGTTGTTGGTAGTTTAAATAGCTGTGTGTTATCTCTATCTTTTGCTGCAGATAACACAAGTCCAATATTATTAAACTGTTGAAGTCCTTGAAAGATAATATCATCATCACTAAGAAAACTAGAGGCCCCTTGTGTTAGTACACATAGAGGCCTTACTAGTCTTATAAAGTTGAAATTATCAAGACTTGATTGAATGTCTTGTGCAAAATTCATTGTTATTTAAAGTTAATTATGTACTTTATTGCTTCAACTTTGTTGGTGTAATCATATTCTTTATCTAGTTCTAGTACTGCTTTTTTAATTTCAGCAGCACTTTTATCTTCTAATTGATCTTCAGATAAAGCAAGAATAGACTTAGTTGCAGCACTATACTCAGGAGTAATTTTTTCTTCTACATTAATAACTACTTCTTTCTCAGCAACTACTTCTTCTTCAGCAATTGAAGGCTTGATTTCTTGTAAGTCAGGATTAGGAAACTTAGGTTCAACTATTACTGGTTCATATGTATTATCAGCTAAAGGTTTAGGATCATATGTAGTATCCTCATGAGGAGACGTACCAAAAGGAGAGAAGGTATCTCCTAATGTTTCATAGAAAGGTTTACTTTCTATTGGTGTATAATCTTGGTCTTTTGGCTTGTTTAAAGAATATGTAGAAGTTAGTTGTTCCTTAACATGAAAGGGTAAAGAGTCTACTGAAGGTAGTTCAATAAACTCTTTATGAGAATAGTTTGGGTTATAAAGACTTACTAGTTCAGAGATCTTTGTGCTGTCATAGATATCAAAACTTAGATAACTATTAGCAACTACAAAGTTCTCATCTCTATATTTAAAGTCTGCAATAACTCTTACTCTAATGTTAGGATCAAACATTTTTTTATTTACCTATCTATTTTGTTTAATTGTTATGTATTAAACAAGTGTATCATAAAAAGGAGTTAATGCACTAAGAACAACAGGACCTAAACTGGTAACAGTTACTTTAACTAGTGAACAAGGATTGTTATAAAGAGTTAAGGCAGGATTTGCACCAGCATTCATCAATGCAGATCTTTGAATATTGAAAGGATTGTCAAGATAAATAGGATTAATTCTACCTAAACCACTTGCATCTCTTACAGATAGAATGTTTAGTTCTTTGTCTTTGAAACCTTCATTACCTGGCTCCATATAACTAGGGTAGTAGTATTCAAATACATTATAATGAGTTAAGCCAGCAATAGCTGTTCCAGATGTAACTCCTACAGGACTAGTAAATGGTGTAAGTAACAAAGCTCCATTAGCAGGATCATAGATAGCAACTTCTACTCCACCAATGTTTGCATTTGCATTAGCTAGAGAGGTGTAACCAAAGATTCTCTTAAGCAAGAATGTCTTGGAAGGTGTTTCATATGCTGTGATAGCAGCAGCAGAAGTAAGGGTCTTAGGCTCAGCAGGAATGTCTCCTTGAGTTGCTCTAAAAGCTGCAAAGTCATTATATGTATATGTAGATAAAGCATTAGTTTTTGAAGAGTTATCTTGAGCTGTAACTTCTGTCAGTACATATTTAATACCAGAAATAGGAAGTCTTTGTCCTGTATATCTAGGATCTGAAAGCTTCTCTCTTTCACTTGAATAGATTGAAAATGCTTTGAAGTCTGCATCACTAGCAGTACCCAATTGAACTCTCTTAGTTACTGCATCAAATCCACCTTGAGCTGCAATAGCTGCAATGGCTGTAGGATTCAGGAAGTAGTTTAATACTGATTCACCCAAAGATGTTTGAGAAACTACATAGTTTACTCCAGCAACTCCAGCAGCAGTTTGATCAGCAGGTTCAACAAAGGTTGGAACAGCAGATAAAACATAGGTTGTTGCTGGTTTTAATAGAGCACTATAAGTAGAGAAATCAAATGTAGAGAAACCATATTCTTTGCCTTCTACTTCAATTGATCCACCACTGAAAGTAATTGTAGTACCAGCAATAGCTGCAGTTGGTTTAGTTACTACAGAAGCTTGATTATAAGTCTTTAAGCCGCCACTATTTCTAGCGCCTTTAAGAATTTGATTAATATTATACAATGCCATTTTTATATGCCTGTTTTTTGTTGTTTGTGTTTTAAACTTGTATACATTTGTAAGTATTACTTACATTCTGTTTGTAATATATAATAGAATAAAGTTTATATTGTAGGCTAAAAGTGTATAAAGTAGGCACGTTAATTAAAATTATAAAAAGAATAAATAAATGGATAATCTAAAGAAAACTGTTAAAAAAGAAGAAGAGATATTACCTTTACTAAGTGCTGAACAAGCTAGAAAGATAGCTACATCAGGCACAAAGGAACAAGAGATGCAAGAAGTTGCAGACTTAATTAGAGCTAGAGTTGAAGCTCATAAATTTACATTAGAAGTTATAGAACTTAACTATGCTACATATATTTATGAAACATTACTTAATGCAAAGTATGAAGTAAGATTTATTAGTACAACTGCCTTACACATTAAATGGCTAACAAAGATTGAGTAAAAACATATGTTAAGAGCAAATGAAGCTAGACAACTAGCAGAAGTTAATACTTATAAAATTAAATTAGAGAATGAATTATTATTAGATTCTATTATTTCTAGAATAAGATCTGCTGCTAAACTAGGATTAGTTAGTTTAGTTTTTGATACTTCAGCAAATAAAAACTACTTTTCTTGTTACAGACCTTTATTAGATTTAGGATATAAAGTTATAGTTAAAAAAGATAAGTTTTATATTAAATGGTAAATTTTTATGCTTGATTATGATATAAAGAAACTTGTTTTTAAAGAAAGTAACAGTATTAAGTATAATGATTTTATTTCGCCTAATCGCTATTTTGGTAATTTATTTACTGTATATAATCAATCTATATCAAATATTAAAGGTGTTAGTTGGCTATCTGCTGAGGCCTCTATTGTTTCTACTCTTATTAAACTTTTATATTATTTTAAACAAATAAACAATTTAAAGGGTACATACTTAGTTATTAATCCTATACTTAAAAAGTATATTTATAAAAATAATAAGCAATTAAAAGATGAACTATTAATATTTAGTAGAAGAATAAGTTTAAAAACTGTTAATAGTATAGATATTAATAAGGTTGTTATTCTTGGGGAGGATAATACAACTTGTATGTTAATTGAAGTATTTGACATTAAAGATATACATAAATTAAGAGAATAAATAATAAAAAAGAGACTTATATAACAGTCTCTTTTTTATTATTTATTCTCTACTTGATATTTTTATATCCGCTCCATCCTTTATAAAAAGTACCTTTATTTATAAGAGAATGCATACAAGATATAGCTAATTTATTTTCTCTGCAAAAATTATTTAGATTTACACAGATATGCTCTTTTCCTTTTGGATCAGTTAAAAAGTAAGTATAAAATGTTTTAGTATTAAGATTTTTATTTATTATGAATTGGAGTCTTTTTCACCTTTTTCATTTAGAGGAATTATTGTTCCTGATATTCCTTTATAGTGATATCCAAATATTAAATTTCTTATTATAGATGGTTTTGATAAACTTAGTTGATTACAAAAATCTTGTAAGTCTAAATCATCAAATACATAAACATCACCATTTAGAGTGTTTATTTTATATTCAAATAAACTTACATATTGTTTATCCTTTCTTTTTTTTGTTCAATTACTTCTGAGTTTTGTATATATTTAGATAAAAAAGGAATTCTAGTTTTTCTGTTTTCTGCTCTTTTACTTATTTTTAATTTAGATTCTTCTGAGTGATGTTTCCCCTGCATTGGATTTGTTTCTGCTAAAGGATTTATGTTATAACCCTTTTCTGGATTAGAAGAATCATAATAATCCATCCAATATTGTTCTCTTTTTGTTAAGAGTTCTTTATTAACAGTTCCATCACTTAATCTAGGAATTTCTTCTAGTAATTCAAATTTAAAATTAATTTCACCATATTTATTCCAAGAATGTTGTAGTCTTTGATTGTCATGTTGGTTTCTTCTGAGATTTAATTTATGATCTCCTTTTCTACCATTAAAATAAGATGTTTGGCCAATATATCTTTTGCTATTAATAATTTTGGTTATTGAATAAATTCCTGAGACTTTAGTTCTAGACATAAAAAATAGTTGGTGTAGTTTATTTACACCAACTATTATAACTTATATTTGTCTTGTTGAACTACAATTCTCTAAATTGTTTTTATTTAACTGTATCTTTTAGAACTGCAGTTTATAAACTGCCATACTGCAAGTCGCCAAGGACCCCAATTCTGGTGTTAATATCTTGAATTGTACCAATGGTCATGTGAGCTACTCTATGAGGATATAGCAAGTAAGGAAGACCAGCATTACCCATTTGAATGTACATACCAGGAGCAGCAGGGATTGGGGTATCTCTTTGTTCTCTCATCCACAATCCAGGATTACCACCTGATTCTTCTGATACACAATATTGAGTTCTACCTGGAGCTTCATAGTTACCATCAGGACCAGCTTCAGATACAAATACAACTTTGTTTCTAGGCCATAGAAACTTTCTTACACCGTCTACTGGATCACGATACCAAGTCTCAACTGTTCTAATTGGAATGCCAGCTAAGGAAATAATACCATCTGGGCCAACACCAATAGAACCAACTTGATTAGCACTTAGTACATCAGATTCAATTTGATAGCCACCACCAGTATTACTAATTAATACATTTTTGTCACCTGTTTTAGCGCCTAGTCTAGGAATAAGTCCACCAGTTTGAAGCTTAATCTCATTGTTTTCTGAGATGATCATCTTCAAGTCAGGGTGAATATACATTGCTGTAATCTTAGTCTTATTGGTTGTTTTGAACCAATAGGCAAACTTTTGAATACAGGAGACAATGGCTGCGTCTGGTTCAGTCCAAGGCATACCAGAAGTTGTGGCTTGAGGTGTATTATAATCAACTAAACCTCTGAATAGATTGGCTTCATTTCTACCTCTATAACCTTGAGTGTTGTTATAACTCCAGAAGTTATGAGCAGGAATTTGTGCTGATACATTAATTGGTTGGCCGCTTCTAGGATCTGTATAGTTAATACCACCAAGAAGAGTTAAACCTCTGTACACATCCCAAGTCAAGTTGTGAGCTTCAACAAGCTTTTCAATTTGCTTGGCTACAAATGCTTCTGGATTTTCAAAGTCATTAACAGTGCCATCTTTAATTCTAATATTAGCGTCACCCCAAGAAATGTAGTGAGAGCCTCTTAGATACAAAGGTTGTACATAACGTCTTTGAGTTGTGTATTGACTGATTCCTAATAGTTGATCTGGCTCACCAAATTTAACAGGTGTAAATAAGGTACCAGTTGTTTCAAACTTTTGTTCTATAGCAACAATTGGTTGCTTGATAGTTTGATCTGGAAACAATTCCTTTAAAGGAGTTGAACCGACTAGAGGAAGGAAAGACTTTGCTAGTTCTAGATAACTAGGTACGCCTGGCTTCTCACTAGTACTTACTGTTTCCCAAGGAGATGCATATGCATTCATATTAAAAGCTGGAACTTGTTGTAATGCCATTTAAATTAATCTCTGTTTATACTACTTTTTATTGGTTATTTACTTAATTTTACTAGCCTTAGCTTTGTTTTCAGCAATCAAAGTATCTATGTAAGAAGGGGCTTTTTGACCAGATACTGCACCTGTTTGATCATCTTCAGGCATTGCATTAGAACTTAGTTTAAGTAAGCTAATGATTGCATCTTCAAATGATACTTCAGTTTCATTGCCTTTAACAGATAGCTTAACTACATGATTAGCAGAATCAAAATTATTGATGATAGACTTTGCTGTTTCTAAAGCAGCAGGACTTACACCAGCTTTGAATGCTGTGGTTAGCTTCTCATTTAGTCTTCTAGCTTTATCACTTGAAGAAAGAGCTACAATGTATTCATTGTGGTTGTCTGCTTTACTAGTAACTGCAGATACTTGACTTGAAATCTCATCTACCTTAGAAGTAATGGCTGCTACAGCTTCACTAGTTTTGTTAGATACAGCTTCTAAACCTTGACTAAATTTACTTGTAATTTCAGATAGTTGGTCTGCTAATGCTTGTTGAGCTTCTTGACTTTTTAAAATTAGAGCTTCTAAATCTACTGTAGACTTAGAGGTTTCTACAGCAACAGGTGCTGTAGGAATTTGTACTTCATTTTGAGTTGACATTTGTATAGACTGTTCTTGTGTATTGTTTAATTCTGATGTGTTATCAACTGGTTCTTCTTTTGATTCAACAATCTCTTCACTTGTTTCTTCAATAGTTTCACTTAATATATTAGTAGATAATTTAATACAAATACTATTACTATGTTGATTACTACCTTGAGATAAAGTAACTATCTTGTGATCATTGAAAGGCATGAACGGCGCATTTGTTAGTGCCGTTCTTAATAAGGTTGGACCAATTACTTCTCCAGTTCTTTTATCTCTGAAGTTGTCTTGAATCTCAGGAGAACTATATTGATAATCTCCATTTTTGATTAAGTTATATGTTTCACTATTTATATCATATAATCCATAAACTACATCACCTTCTTTGATTATTTCTTGAAGATCTCCTCTTTTTCTTTCTCCATCTACACTTTCTGGATCAGGAGAATCAGTTAAGTGTCCTAATGTTGCATAAGGTTTAAACCCTAAAACATTAGAATTAAAGTTTTCAATTACCTTGTCAATATAACTATCAGTTACAAGTAAAGGACCATATCCAGGAACATGCCAATTACCTTTAAGTAAAATAGGGATTTTTGCTTTGTTACTAGATATATCAGTAGGTATTGAATCTTTATTTAATACAGGATACTGCATTACTTATTTTGTATAGTTGTATTTATTGATTTCATATTATATTTATTTGATATATAAATGTAGGCATTTATAATACCTACATTTATATATGACCACTTGTTTAATATATTTTTCATTATATACTATTGTGTATAAATTAAAAAAATATATTAAACAAATATGGAAATGGATAATCTCCTTGATATTAAATTTACTAGAAGTCATGCTTTATCTGAAGAAGTAAGAGCAGAAGTTACATCTAGATTATATGGCTTGATTGCTAGTTATATTGATGCTAGTGGTATTGTACTAGAAGCGCATTGGAATAGTGAGGGTAATAATTTTATTGCTGTTCATACTTTATTTGGGGATATTGTTGGATTATTAAATGGATTTGTTGATCCATTAGGAGAAAGAATTAGATCTTTTGGAGGCACTGCTAAAGCTAACTTAAGGTATGCTTTGGAAAATACTTTATTAGTTGAAACTCAAGCAATTTCTAATAATATTGATAGTAATATTCAAGCAGTAGTAACTATACTTAAAAGATTAAGTGAGTTGTTATATATGTTTATTAATTCTTTAGATAGTTTAGATAAGACTACATCTAACATATTACAAGATCAATGTAATAGTGTAGATAAATACATCTATCTTTTACAAAGTCATTTGTTTAATAGCTAATAACAAATATAAAATAATATAAAATAAAAGGAAGAGAAATAATGTTTTCTCTTCCTTTTATTTTATTCTAATTAATAATTATACTAGGTTAAAATAATCAATGCTTCTCTTAATAACAGAGCAACAAAAAGAGTTTTTATTTAAAAATACATTAGATCAAGTTGTAGATAAAGATAGTGCAACTCTTATCTTTCTTAAGGAATTATTTGATGTAAAAGCAGAAAATAATCCACTATCTGAGCCTATCTTTTTTGTTTGTTTGTTTGAATTTATTACTTATTTTTTGTATGTATATAGTCCTTCTTCTCTTGTACAAGATCCATGTAAGCAAGAGAAAAGAATAAAGATAATTAATGCTTGTGTAGATACATCTGCGATCTATCTACCTCTTACTGCAAAAGAAACTCTTGACAACCTTCTTCAAAATGAAGATCTTCCTGTACTAGATCTTAAATGGCTTGAAGGCTCAAAGATTGGTCTTAGTTATAAAATCAATCCTCTTATTAGACAACTAAGAATAAATATAACTATAAAAGAAAACACTTTTTATAATGTGTTAAATATTACCAGCAAGCCAAAAATATTTAGTTTTAGTTTTGAAACTGTAGTAAAAGATCCTCTAGAGTTTTTGTATAAGATTATATCTATGTATAATGAGTTAGTAGACCTTATGCCTTATAATGAAGAAATTTCATAGTGGAATTCATAATGGAAAAAACAATACATGATTTAGCCGCTACTAATGCAGAAAAGCAATATTTATTAAGTGTTTCTGCTCAGGAGTTTATTAATGAATTATCTACTAAAGATATATTAATCTCTACTTTAAAAGACTTTGTTGTTATTAATAACATAAGCTTATTGTGTTTATATAATATATTATTTGTAGTTGTAGCTTTGTATTTCCCTAACTCTTTAATAGATAATCATAATAGTAAACTTGAGACTTTAGCTTATTTAAGAAGAGGATTTGATGCTGAGGACTTTTATCAAGTTAAAATTCAAATGACTGTTTTGACTGGATATCAGTGGGAAGAAAATCCCATTAAAACTTATAAATACTCAATACAATTTTCAAAGTGGGGCTATAATAGAGTCTTTATTTTTATGGATGAAGTTGTTAGCTTTAATATGTGTGTAGAACATATTAATACTATTGACTTCAATAAAGAGGAGAACTTTAATGAATGGCTTATAAATATGTTACTTTTGTATAATGACCTTGTTGATACTTTATTTAAACATGTATGAAAAATTCTTTAATGTTTGTTACTTATAATGACTACATTATTAAGTTAATTAATAATAGATTTATTAAAGATATCTCTGTTGAAACTGAAGGAGATGAAAAAGGATTTATGTACTACCATGTAAATGGTAAAAGACATAAAATTCCTCCAGTTGAAAATGCTAGTAAGATTATTGAAAATACTATAGCAGCTTTATTAATTATGGAAGGTTATGTTGTTGTTAATAATGTAGAAGGTGTATCTATTGTTAGTAATGGAGAAGGAGATACATACTTTGTTAATGGTAATCAATGTAGCTGTCCAGATAGATTTGGTCCTTGTAAGCATGTATTCTTTTCTAATTGGTTGCTTGAATTTAGAAAGGAACAAGTAAAGTTACTTCATCAAACTACTAATTAATAATAAAAAAGAGGCATTTAACCAGCCTCTTTTTTATTATTAAAACTATATTTAATTAGTACTTATACCATTTATCTAATCCTTTTATAAAGATTAACTTTGCAATCCTATTAGTAGGTGATAGTGTAAAATCTTCAGCAACTTGAGAGCCTGTCAAAGCAAGTTCAGATTGAAATGTAATATCAAAGTTACCAATATTAACTAGTGTTAGTTCTTGTGCATTGTTAGTAGCTGCTCTTATATTTGGAGTCGATATAAGAGTTATATCAGCCACACATGTAAGAGTTAAACAAGAGTAGTTTGGATCAATTGAAAGTCCCTCAACTACATTTACTACTGGACTAGGATTTAGTCTGGCTACAGTAGTAGTTGGGATAGAGTTTGCTGCTCCAAATTCTTTCCATCTAATAGGTGATAATGATATAAGGGTATACTCTTTTTCATTGTCTAATTGTAAAGCTTTTTTATATAAGTCGGCTGTAACTGGAATATAAGATAATCTTTCAGTTGCATTGGCAAATATCCATCTATAAGGAGTGTGATTATCTGCTGGTAATATATCTGTATGAGCTGATGCCATTTATTCTTCCTCGTCTGGTATTGCTAATAGGTTTCTAAAATGTCTTCTATCTTTTTCATTGATAATAGGATTTATAATACCAGCCTCTGTTAATGTTTTAGCACTGTCTGCTATTACTTTGTAATCTACATATCTCATAGGCTTGATTGTAAAATAACCTCCATCTTGTGCACTAGGCACTAACATTGTACTAAAGTTGTACTGAATAAGAGGTTTTACTAATTGTTCAATTATTGCTTGAGATACCTTAATAGCTATTTGAGTTATAGCCATATCAAATATTTCTAACTGCCTTTCTGCAGATCCACCAGAGCCTAAACCTCTTCCTTCATCTCTAATAATTAAGTTAGGAATACCTAAAGCATTTAACATGTTTTGGTCACATAAATTAATAGCATTTACAAAAGAATCACCAAAGTTATTTCCAGTTGTAAGTGCCGCTACTTTAGGTTCTGGTGCGTCTTTATTTCCTTGTCTTTCAAGTATAAGAACAGAACCACTACTTAATCCTTGAACTTCTTCTTGTAGAGCTTCTCTAAACATTTTCTTTCTAATTGTTCCATCTTGTTCTTCAACATCTTCTGTTGTTTGAGTTGCTGGAACAATAAAATACATTAGAGGTGTTCCATATCTATCAAGAGCAATGGAATACATATCTCTAAAGGCTTCTTTGTATAATGAAAAGTCTACTGCTGCATAAATAGCTGGTGTACCATGTGGATTGTTACCTTCACTTTTATATGTAACCATAATTAGCTTGTCTTGAGCTAATCTTATGTGTGATCCAGTACAATCTCTACTTACTTTATATGCTTTACTATCTTCTGTTAATATAGGTCTAGGAACCCAAACACCTGTATTAAACTGACTATTTAGTACCTTTTCACCATGAGTTAAAGAGCCAAAATTATTGAGTCTAAGTATTATCTGAGACGTATGATAATTAATAAGATCTTGTATCCATAGCTGTCTTACCTCTCCTTGATATCTCTTTTCCCATACAATTTCAGATACTGATTTACCAGACCATAACATTGAATATGTAATGTTCTCAATCCAAGTTCTGACTCTATTGTTTAGGTTTGCCCTAACAAATGCTTTTATGTCTGGGTTTGGATGATTGTAAGAACCTATCTTTGCCAACACAGAAAGAACCATCTTATCTAAACCATCAGATATAATAGGCTCTCTTTTTCTTACATAATCCCATACTGCTAGTTGATAAGGATGTGGTCCTGTGTTGACATATAAAGAATCACCATTACTAACAAAAGATGTGGCTCTTCCTAATTGTTTATAAGTATTAGGTCTTAGTTTGTTATCTCCTAATACTAGTAATGGAGGATTAGTATTAAACTTGTTTATATTAATCTCTCCATTACTAACTTGTTGTTCCTTTTTAGGTGTCTCTGTTTTTGCTTTTATCATTTTATGTCATTTTTAAACTAGGCATGGATATATCACTGAAGCTAGATCTATGAGGTTTAGAAGCTTCAAATTGTTTCTTTAAATCTTCCTTCTCCTGTTGATTTGCTTTATGTCTTTCAATATTTATTTCATTAACTGATATTTCAAAAGCTCTTCTCTCTACCTCATCAAGATCTAGCCAATCGTGTCCATATGCTATATTAACAGTTTGACATATTTGTATGTAATTATCTAAGTTAAAAGCCTTTCTAAAGTTTTCAGCTAGCTTTTCAAAGAAGTTTTCTCTGAGATATACAAACTCTTCTGATAATTGTATGTCTCTATAATACTTCTCAGGATAGTTTAAATCCTGAGAAGTCATGTTCTGTTTTAATACAGTTTTTGTTTTAAAGACATAAGCTAGTTGTTGGTTAAAGCTTATTAGGCGGTGATCGTTGTAGCAGGGGTGATAGTAGTAGGTTGTTCCACTGAGGTTTGTGACTTTCCCTCCATCAAAGCTTTAGCATTGGCTTGTGCTCTTTGCTTTGTTACATCATCTGTAAAGGCAATAGCTACAAATACTTCTAGATAGAAAGAAAGATCTCTCATGGCCCAATCTGAAATTTGATCAATTACATCATATTCATAATCTGCCATCATTGGTTTGCCATTTACACTTACTAACATCATAGCTGCTAATAGTTCTTCTAGCATAAAGCCAGCTTCATTTTGTTGCTGTCTGAATCTTTTCATTGCTACTTGTCTATCTCTAAATGTAGGAATGGCAAAAACAATCTTTTTACCAGATGGTAGAGTAATAGGAAATGAGGTAGCCGTATCTTTTTGTGACATATGTGTTTGTTGTTTTATTGTTTGGTCTGGGAATTTTTAGTCTAATATAATTAACTGCTTACTTAGTTATTTTATTAACTGTAATTATATTACTATATACATTACTATTAATCAAATATATATTATAAAGTGGGCACAATTAATGTCTAGTTATTTTTCAAACACAGAATATCACTTAGAATCAAGAAGAGAAGTTGTTAGTGGATTACATAATAATTTACAACAAGGTAGTAGAAGTGCTTTAGGTACCTCTGTTAGCTTTAGTTTGTATAATTCAGAAGGCTTCACTCAAGAACTTAATTATTCTGGTTCTAGTTGGGATGCTGCATTAAATATGTCTAATAACATATCTAATGGTATTTTTGCTGTAGATACTAGTTCAGGTAAAAGTAGTGCTTTTGATAATAGATTAGTTTTAGGCCTCTCTCAAACTGTAAGCAGTAGAACTTTTAGTGAGTTTGATAGTAATATTGCAAATAGTCTTAAAGATAGTAGAAATAGCCTTAAGTTTCTAATGGGTGAGGCTTATAGAATAGATCCTAGTGAAACAAAGGCTTATGCTAGTCAATTAGTATTTGAAAACTTATTTGGTAGTATTCTGTCTCAAAGAGGTATGTATGTTGGTAGTAATAATGCTAGTAAGGTTGATAATTACTATTTGAATCAATCTATTGACTATGCTAGAGCATTTGATAAATTAAGAATGACAGATAAACAATCTATTGAGTCTAGAGGACAAGAGACATTAGATAGATTGGTTTATAGTGATTTGTTTGGTACGGGTTTAGTGCCTATTGCTTCTGGAACTGATCCTACAGAACAAGATAGAAGCTTCTATGATAATGTTTTTAATAATATTAATAGAAGAACTGGATCTACTATTAGTGATTTAGCTTTTATTAGAAGTAAGTCAATGACTAATGAGTTAGTTGGAGGTAATGTTAGCAGAACTACTAGATCTGTTAGAGGTGTTGATGTTGCTATTAATAATAGTTATCAGCAAAAGGCAGAAGGAATTATTCATGATATTAAGTATCAAACTAGACCAGGTATTTTACCTTTTGTAGCTATGTTTGAAGCAGCTAATAGTAGTATTACTATTGATACCTTCCAATATCAAAATAAAGCTATTAGTGATGTTGTTGTTAGTAAAATATATAGAGAAATTATTACTAATAAGAATTATGGCTTTAAAGTTAATATGACTGTTGGTACTCCTCTTCCTAGTGATGATGGTACTGGGGCAGCTATCTTTGGTCCTAATATCTTAGAAGTAGTTAAGATGCAAAAACTACAAGAAGTTATTACTAAACAACTAAAAGCAGAAGGTATTGAACAGAATATTATTGACCAAGTTAACAGTAATTTTACAATTCAATTAGCTGGTCCTGCCCATCACAGAAAGGTTTATATCACAGATCAAGCTGCTGTGTTAGGTAGTATTAACTTAACTAGTCCTGTAGGAGATTCTGTCTTTAAAGCTGGTTCTAACTTTGAAATGCTAGGCATGTTTCACTCTGATAAGACTTTGGTTAATGTTAGAAATAATAAGGCTGTTCCTTATAGCCCTGAATATATTGAGCAGACTAAGATAGAACAACAAGATGTTTATTCAACTGTTAGTAAGAAAACTAGATCTGCTTTACTATATGAACAAGTTGTGGCTGCTCAAAAAGAACAAGCTGTAACTAGAAGTAGTCAGTCTAATATTAAATATGCAACAGATGTTATGTATGCTTTAAAAGCTACAGTTGACTATTTGCATAAAGAAACTGGAAGAGAATCAAAGGCTAAAGATAATAATTTGGAAAACTTGCAAGGCAAACTTACAAGTGATTTAAGCATGACTATGGTCTTAGACCAAGCTTATTTATTACATGTTAATCATCTAGATATGAATGGTCAAGGTAGAGGATATAGAGATGACACTAATGCAATAAATAAGAATAATCAAGAAATGGGGGAAATGGGCAGATTTAATGAGTCTGATTATAATTCTCCTTCTTTTAAATCAAGACAAGATATTAGATATGACATGTATAAGAGTATACAAAGAAAGAACTTTACTCTTGTTGCTATGGGTATTACTAATATTGTTGTTGATCCTAAAAACTACAGAAGTCAAGTAATTGAGCCTACTTGGGACTTTATTAATTTAAGGCTTAAGAATGCTTTTGTTAGTGATTATGGTGGGTCTATTAAAGGTTTTGTAGAAGGTGTTACTAAAGGTGATTCTAGTTTTGGTGCAAAGGTTGCTGCTATTAATACTGCTTTAAATATAAATGATACAAGTAGTAATACTGCTTATCAAATATTAGCTATTGCTAGTGGTAATATGTCTGGTGCTAATGTTCCTAGACAACATGCTAAAGCTTTTGAAGCTAAGAGAAATTTAGGCGGAGGTAGATATCAAGGTATATCTAGTTACATGGGTTCTGCTAACTTATCTATGTCTAATATGGGTGTTGGCATTAATAGTAGATATCTAGAAGTAGGAGGTAATGATCCATTTGTAACGGATGAAATGGGTGTTGTACTTATCAATAGAAATGTCTTTGAAAAGGAAAGAGACTTTACATTAGATGATGATTATACTAGAAACATACAGCAGCTAAGTATTGGTTTTAATAATGAGTTTGCTCTAAATTATGAGGAAGAACTAGCAGAAATGAAGGATGCTAGTAAGGCTGTTGTTATGGCTTACAACCAATTGAACTATGGTAATAGAATTGAAAGTGGAATACTACAATCTATTGAAGGTTTGCCATATTGGGCTAAACAAGCTAACACTGGAGACTTATTAAAATTAGAAGCTAGCCTTAAAAATATGAGTAAAGGCTTAGGAGAGGCTATGTCTGTTAATAGAAAATATGACAGATTTGGTACTCCTAATATGCTTGAAATAAGTATTAATCCTAGTGGTTTAGTTGGTCTTAATACAGCTTCTAGTAGGCTTACATATACTGTTACTATGTTACAAGGAGATGGTAATCAACCTGGTCCTGTATTCTTCCAAAAAGAAGGTAAGTTGATCTATAACAGTAACTTTACTAATACTAGTGGTAAGGATATTGTTTGGAATTATAGTAATAATAAAGGTGGTAGATTAGCTGATGGACAGTCTGCAGAGATGTCTAGTATTGATAATACTACTAGTATCTTTGCAACCATGATTGCTGAGATGGCCTATAAACAAACTATTAGTAATCCTAGAGCTAAGTTGGTTGGTATAGATGAAGCAGGTAGTACTAGTTTAATGCTGGATTATACTGCTTCTGTTTTAGGTATTAATAGATATTTATTAGAGGATAGTACTACTGGCAGATATGCAGATGGTAATACTTTCTCTGACTATTTGTTTGCTAGCGGAAAACATATTAACTTATCTTTTGAGTTAAGTAGTAGACTAGCAACTAAAGGAGTTGGCTATTTAGATAGTACTAGATCATTTGCAAGAATAGATGTTAATAGTAGTGATAGATCAGGTTTAAGAGAACATATACAAGGCTTGAGAGATGCTACTAGTGGCAGTGAAGTATATTCTAGAATAGATGCTATTAGCAAGTTAATGGGTCAACAAGGCTTTGAAGACTTAGCATTAGATGTACTTAGAGTTAATAGTAGATATAATGCTGAAGGTGATATTAATGCTCAAATGAGAGAGTTATCAAGTACTATATTTGATCCTTATTTACAAGCCCATCAAGCGGTCACTTATGGTGCTGGTGTTGCTGCTAGTAAACTTATTAGTTATGGTATAGATGCTACTGATGCTCAAGCTTTATTTATGTTAGATATGGGAGAGTCTGTTAAAGGCGGTCTATTAGATACACTAAATTATGCTAGAACATTTGCAAGAGATGTAAGTGTTTATAGTACCTTTGGATTTGATGGGGCAGATGAAAGATTCTATATTGGTGGTGTTGCTGAAGGTGTTTCTACTCAGAATAAGAAGGGATATCAACTAAATGCCTTTGGTGTTAGAAATAAGTTTCCAATTGATAGAAATAGCTTAGATATATTAGAAGGAACTGGTATTGGTAATCTTGTTAGCAAAGAAAGACTATTAAAAAGATTTACTTCTGATGAGGCAGATCAGATACTTAGTAACTTAAATATTAAAGGGAAAGGAATACTCTTTAACTTAGATCCTAATAAGCCAACACAAATTAACCAAAGAATTAAAAATGCTTTGGGTAGTAGATTAATGTATGAAATTAACTCTGAAGCGGCTGCTATATTAAAAGGTGGTGGAACTTTAAAGGCCTTTAAGTCTACTAAAATTGATGAGGCTAATAAGACTTTAGGTATGTTAGTTGGTTTGTTGGGAGATGATGATAAAGCTAAGAAGTTTATATCTAATTACCTAACAGCAGAAGAAGTGGGTATGGCATCTATGTATGATACAGATGTTAGAACTGCTTTAAATGAAAGTGCTTATAACTTTGTAATTGAACAAAGAAAAGAATTATATGATGTCTTTAAAGATGTAGATATAAATGATGAACAAAGGAGTGAAGTTGATTCAGCTCTAAATTATATGTTTAGAATGAAGATGATTAGTCATAGCTTCTCTCCTAATAGTATTGGCTCTGTTGTTGGAGGTAGAAGAGATAAACCACAGTTTATGATACTACAACTAAATGGGGGTTACAGTGATCATTTCTATCTCAATCCTAAATTTAGAACAACTCATTATGCTGCTCCTTCTACAGCTACAACTACTGGTATTAAAGCTTCTATGTTAGATAGCAGAACCTTTGTTGGTCAAATAGATATAGATGGAAATATGATGGCTAAGGATGGTTTTGTTGTTAAAGAAGGAGATATGTTTATATATGATAAGAATGTTAATAAGGTGGTTCAAGTTAAAGCTGGAATGAGCTTAAATGATGGAACTGCTGGTAATACTTATGTTGGAGGTAGTGGCTCTAGTGATTATTTATTAGGTCAAATAGAAAACTTTAGTCTACTGGGCAAGCCTGTTGCGTCTGTTAAACAAAGATCTACTAGTAATAGACCTGGAGAAGATTCAGTTCAATATATACTAACAGCTAAGAAGAGGGAAGGCGGTAGTAGTGTTACTAATGAGTTAGTATTTGAAGTAAGTGTTATGAATATACTTCAAACTGGTTCAGGTAGAAGACAAGAAGGTACGGCTGCTAGTACATTGTTTAAAGGTGTAGGTGCTTTTATTGATGGTGGTCAATTTAGTAAGTTGTTTGATAGCTTTAAAGAAGGTATATCTCACACAGGAAAGAATAGTGGTGTTGGCGTTAGTTCATTTAATAAAATGAATGTATCTTTATCAGATGTATATGGATTGATTAACCCTAATAACTTAAAGAGTGGTTTCTTTGTAGGTCATGGTTCTGCATTACTAACAACTAAGGTTGGTAATGAAAGTATGGCTAAAATGTTAATTAAACAGGATAATGATGTATTGGCTAATAAGATGTTAGCCGCCGCTTTAGTCAGTCAATTTGGATATGATATTACTAATACAGATGGTTTAAGAGATGCTAAAGGTAAACATATTATTAATCCAGAAGCTATTAGCAATTATAAGAAATCAGCTCTTAAAGGTGAATTTGGTACTTACTTAAGAGTATTAGAAATGCAAAGAACTATTGCAGGAGATAAAGGTATTGCTTCTGCTGATAACATCTTTGGTAGTATTCCTCAGTTTATATTGCAAGATAGAGCTTTGAGTAAAGCTATTAACTCTGCTTTACTAGATGGTGGTGGTAATTTAAGTGAGTTGTTGGGTAGTTATGTTGATAAAGTTCAATCCTTTGATGATGCTAAAGGATATTTAATTAATAGTAGTGATATGTACACTAGAGGTTTGACTGCAATATTAACT